GTGTACAACAACTTTGCCACACAGAGCAGACTGCGACAACAGATTAAGAAACAGTTCGAACACTATCTTGATCCTGGCATGGTTAAAAAATTACAAAAGGATCCCAGCCTATTGAAACTGGGAGGTGAGACAAAGAACATGACTTTCTTGTTCTGTGACATCAGAGGCTTCACACCTATCAGCGAGAAGTACAAAGGCAATCCAGCAGGACTCACAAAACTTATTAATAGATTCTTAACACGCATGACAGATGTTATAATTTCAAATGGTGGAACAATAGACAAGTTCATGGGTGACTGTATCATGGCATTCTGGAACGCACCTATTGAAAATAAAAAACACAGAGAACTAGCAGTTAAAAGTTCTTTGGAAATGACAACAGCATTGGCAGAATTGAATATGCATCTACAAGCAGAAGGACTACCTCAGATCAACATAGGGATAGGAATCAATACAGGTGATGCATTAGTGGGCAACATGGGATCGGAACAAAGATTTGATTACTCAGTGATTGGTGACGCAGTCAACCTAGCAAGTAGATTGGAAAGTTCAAGCAAAACATTAGGCAAGACCATAGTGATAGGTGAGGACACAAGACACACTATTGAAACTGTTTACCCGTTTGATTATATAGACAGCATCACAGTCAAAGGTAAGACTGAGAATATTAAAGTTTATACTGTTAAGTCTTTTTAGATTTTTTGTCTTGCTTTTCTTTGTGTTCAAGCACCATGTTTAATTTTTGTGTTAAACGTATCATGTCATTGTCTAACATTCTTATTCTGTCTATGAGTGCTATCAGTGTTGTATTGGCTTCGCCCAATACAGGCTTTATTTCTTTGGTTACCCAAGTCCACACATAGTAAACAAAGTAACCCAATCCAAATGCGGCTACAATAGGGAATCCAAATTCTTTGATTGCGTTGGCAAATTCAAGTGTGATCATCTAGTCTTTCCTCGCATCTTCCTTGCCTTCGTTGGCGGCAAGTCTGTCCACATTAGGTTTTACTCCAGTCACGTGTGAAAGCAGAGCATCAATCTTTATCAGATCATTGTTCATGGTCTGAACTCTGTTGTCCAGTGCTTTAATAATGTTTTTAAGACCATTCACAGACCCTGTCACTGTGGCTAGTATAAATTTTAAAATGATGAATATGAACACACCAGATGCCACAGCACCTGCTATTGGAAATCCTACCTCTGATACAAATTGTAAAAAGTTCATAATAATATATGTATTTATAGGCACAAATACACTATCAATTAAAAGATTGACAACCAAAAATACACCTGCTATACTATGCCTACACACTTTACTATTATGATTTAATCGGTAAATAGTAAAAAGCAGGCTAGAATTATGAAAAAACGTACCAGAAGCATATTAGATGAATTGAGAAACATTGGCAGAGTCAATGACGCTGAAGCCTTCATAGAAACAACGGGCTCAAACATCATTGAAAGTGCTGTGAATCTGTTGAACACAATCGCAGAGAATTACCCAGAAGAACAAGCACAGGAGTTGGAAAGACGTTTTTTAAACAGTATTCGTAACAAGGAAGCCAAGAAGTTTCAAGTTGGCATCAAAAAAATAATTGAAAGTAAAAAAACAAATGAAGATTCTTAAAGAGGGTGGCAATGTATTCAAAGATCCTAATGGACAAATAGCCACAATTAGAATTAATCAAGCAGATGTGTCACCCACACTTGCCTGGTTGGAAAAAATTACAGGATTAGATTTACAAAACAACACATTAGGTACCACTGGTAAAGCACCTACGTCAGGAGATTTAGATGTTGCTATTGATCAATCCAAAGTGACTAAAGATCAATTGGCAGACAAATTGAATCAGTGGGCAATACAAAACAAACAAGATCCTAAACTGTGGGTTAAGAAGAGCGGGATCAGTGTTCATTTTAAAACTCCTATTAGGGGCAGTGCCAAGAATGGATATGTTCAAACAGATTTAATGTTTGGTGATCCAGAATGGATGCGTTGGAGTTTACAAGGTGGCGAACCTGGATCAGAATACAAAGGTGCAGACAGACACGTGATGATGGCTTCTATTGCCAAACCACTTGGCTACAAATGGAGTCACAAAGCAGGACTCCTAAACAGAGAAACCAATGAACCAGTGTCCAAAGATCCTAACAAGATAGCAGAATTGTTGTTGGGCAAAGGAGCAACTGCCAATGACCTCAACACTGTGGAAACAATTCACGCAAAAATTAAAAGCAGATCAGACTATGATACTTTGATAGCAGATGTAAAAGATTCATTTGCCAAGATGGGTAAAAAATTGCCTGAGAATATTAATGACCCGGTTGGCTGGTACAGAAGATTACTTAACAAAATAAAAATATGAGATTAGTAGAATTTAAACAAGTGGACAAAAAGAATGTCGCACTTAAAGAATCAAGAATACAACACGCAGAAGATTTAATTTTCTGGGAAGGTTCAAGAGGAGCCATAAGAGCCATTGAACAATTACAATCATTAAGCAAAAGCACACAGTCACTTACAATCAAATGGGATGGTTCACCTGCTGTGGTGTTTGGTAGAAATCCTAATGGCGAATTTATTTTTACAGACAAGTCTGGATTTGTTGCTAAAGGGTATGATGGTAAAGCAACAAACCCTGAAGATTTAAAAAGTGTTATAATGGGTAGAGGCAAAGATGCCACCAAAAAGAAATCACAATCTCAGTATGCCTCTAAGATGGCTTCAGTGTTTAACACAATGGCAGAAGCAGTGCCCGAAAACTTTCAAGGATATTTTGTAGGAGATATGTTATACTTCAGTACACCTAAAAAAACAGGAAACAGTTTAGTATTCAAACCTAATGTTGTTCAGTACAATGTAGATGTTAATAGTGAACTAGGACAAAAGATTGCCAACAGTCAAGTAGGAGTAGTTGTGCATCACACAATGACTGAAGATGGAAAAATACTACCCATTAAAGATTTAGGCATGGTACAAGGTTCTGTATTGGCTATCCCACCAACAACAATTAACAAAAAAGATCCTATTCAAGTAAAAGGATTAGACCAATTGAAATCACTTGTAAACAATAGTGGAGCAGACATAGACAAACTGTTGAATAAAAACAAAATAGCACAAATGAAATTGACTGATCTCCCTAACATTTTATACACCTACACCAACAGTAAAGTTGATACAGGGTTGAAAAGATTGGGTGATGATTTTTTAAGATGGTTGGCGGCAAGTGCTGTGAGTCAGCCTAAAAGAATCAAAATTAAAGAATATGTAACAGCAAACATGAACGCATTCAGCAAACTGTGGAATTTAGTTGGCGGAATAATGACAGTGAAAGATTCAATAATCAATCAATTGGATTCAGCACAGGGCGATATAACAGCAACAATCAATGGCAAACCGGGCGGAGAAGGATATGTATTAGGGTCTCCTGAAGGCAATATGAAATTGGTGAAACGTTCTGGATTCACTAGAGCCAACAGAGCGATAAATAGATAAGGAGAATACAATGAAAGCAAAAGAATTTATAAAAGAGTTTAAAGACATAGATCCAGCAGATGATCCAAATTCAGGAATGGATAAAGAATTCAAGCAGGATTCTATATTCAATCAGTTAGGCAAAATACTGGACAGTCGAGGCAATCCAAATCCATTAGACACAGTAACAACAGACGATGGCAAAAAATTCAAAGTATCAATGAGTCAAGCCTCAGTGTTGAGAAGATTACTTACAACACCTAGTGTTAAACCTCAGGTCAAAGCACAGTTCACGAAAGATCTTCAACAAAGTCAAACCATTGAAAAGTTTTTACAAGCAAAAGATATGGTTCAATTATTTGTGTCAACATATGGAATCGATAAAGCAGAACCAAGCAACTACTAATCAATTGGACTTTTTAAGTTCATTATTTGAAGCACGTATGACTCGTGATTCACGAGATCAAAAAGTTCTTACCTACACAGATTGTGCAGAAAGACTGTATCTTACACTGTTGATCCTGCAGTTGTTGAATCAATATCCTACATACAGACAATTAGCAAACAAATATGCTAGAGAAACCAAGCATTCAAATTATGATAGATTCAGAATGTATTCCACAGATTTGTATAATTTTGTGTACTTTGTTACAGGTGACGAAGAAGCAATAAACAAACTGAAAAACCCTAAGAATGCTATGGAAATGAGAAAGAAAAGCAGTTTCCCTACAATGGCATTCAATAGATATTTGTCCGCTTTACAACAAGGATTGATAGCACCAAGTATCATGCAGATTTTTTTAAGTATAGAAACTGGATTACAACTGAGGAATGCTGACTATAAATCAATTAGAAGAAGTCTTTTTCAATTTGACAAACTTTCAGTCCGTGACAAGCAAAATCTAGTGACAAGATTACTTCATGCCGCAAGAGCCAAATTAAGAAGTTCAGACAGCATAGAACACCTGGAAAAATTAGCCGCTGATAGAAATCTAGAAACAGGCAGAGTCAACGATGCTGAACCTAAAGTGAGTGTGCCAGATGTGAGTGTTCAAGGTAGAGACCTCGCATTGTACAGATATCTAGTGGGAGGCAAAAATCTAGTGGCTGTTAAACGTTTCATAGACTCAGCACTGTCAGGCAAATCAATACCATCTTCAATAGTGGGTGCTTATCTACCAGCAATACAATTATTGAATGACATTGTGACAGCAGGGCCGGCTTATGTGAGTGTGCTCAAAGCACTACAATCTAGAGCCAAAAAGACCCGAAAATAATATAGTAGCACACATATTTTACCAAAACCTTATAAATAAAAGCATATACACTTCGGAGCGAAGTGTGTCATTTAACTAGAAAATAGGAGAAATAAAATGGCAACAAGAACAAACCCAGCAGTAGCAAAAAACGGTAATGGTTTAGGTCCAAGAACTAGAATCATCAACCTTGCTAAAACAAACATGACTGAAACAGAACTAAAAGCGGCTTTAAAATATCTAGCGGCAGGTGACGTAGCAGGAACAAACGATGCTCACACAGTAGCAGGCGTTACTTGTTTAACTGAATCAGGTGTATTCACATCAGGAACAACTGATGATGTACAAGTAGCAATCCAAGGCACAGGCGCAATTACATTTGCGGCAGACTTTGGTATTGGTTCTACAGGTATAACTTCAAGTTTACTTGCAGACTTCAATCAACAATAATTTTATTAATTAATACAATTAATATTTTATTAAAAATACAGAAAAGAGCGTTCAGGAAACTGGACGCTCTTTTTTTACGACATATAAGTAAATGTGCTAGGAACAACAGCACATGAGATACAAAATATTATCACTACTGGACATCACAAAAACCATGGCAAGACGTACTCGCTCGGTAGAGGAAAAGCCTGCCAATCAATATGCCAACTACATGACTTTTGAGAACTCACTTCAATTGAGATCCAATGTGAATATTGTGTCAGGACCCATAGCAGAAAAACAGGACATTACCAATTTGATGTTTGGTGAAAACTATGTGGGAGAACACATGGTATGGACCACAATAATTGAACCTGATTTTCCAGATGCTGTGAAGAAGGAATTCTTTGAAGAGGACTTTGATTTGATTCCAATGGTGCTAGGTCTGGACGAAACTATTAAAATTAAGACTGGAGCATATAGGACAATGGATCAGGAACACACCAATATACTGTTCATTAAACAAATAGATAATTGATGTTGATGTGGAATAAATACAATACAAGGCTTATAGAGGCATAAAATACAGGCATCTTCCAAGAGAAATAAAATTGATACAATAACCGGAAGAGAGAGAAAATGGCTACAGAGCTAGAAAAACAAAATTTAGAAGCACACGTTGATTTGTGCGAACAGAGATATAAAAACCTTGAAACTCGTTTGGAAAAAATCGAGGAAAAGGTAGAGTCTATTCACGAAGATATTCAAACAGGCAACAAGAGCATGGTCAAAGTGATCATAGGTGCCACAGGAACAATAGTTGCTGGCTTACTATCCACTATTGTTGTGCTGTTATTGAAGTTTCCAGGTTAATTCAAACACCCCCCACAAGTGCTAAATATTCGTACTAGACAAGGTATAGTATGAAAATTACAGAAATAGTCACAGAATCAGTTGTACAGATTTGGTCTCGAACCAAAGACGGCAAAATGGTGCGAAAGTATAGATGTACAGCAGGTCCTCGTAAAGGACGTGTTGTAAGTTCACCAAGTGTGTGTACACAGCCTAAAAAAATAAGTGGAGTGATGGCAATCAAAAAAGCCAAAGCACGTTATGGTTCTTCAATGAAGATCAAAAGATCCAGAACAAAAAAGACAGCAGGAGCCAGTATCAGAGTAGGCAAAATGAATAGACGCAGTGCTTCAAGAAGCAGACCAAATAGAAGAAGTGTTGGTAGAAAAACATTCAGAAGAAGTGCGTACAAAAGAAAGCCAATCAAAACATGAAGATAAGAGACATCACAGAAACACCGTACCTACAAAAAACATTGAATACCTTGGGTAGTCAACAAAAGACCGGAGCACCTGTGCCTCCTAACAAACTGCCTAAAGGTCCAATTAAATCATCATCAGTGAAAGCACCACTGAAACAAACCAACACTCAAGCACAGCAACAGATAGTCAAGCCAGGTAAAACTGTGCCCATGCCAATAGGAGCAAACAAAGAAACGGATTATGAAGTGGATAAAGTCCAAGGTGATCAAGTCACAATGAAAACCAAAAGACCTACACCTCAAGCACCACAATCGATTACAGTGAATAAAAAAGATTTAAATCCTGTAATCACAAATCTACAACGTAGACAAAAAGCAACACAATAATGAAAATTAACGAACTTATACAAGATTTTGTAATTCAAACTTCTAATGAAGAAAAAGCAATGTTGAATAAACTTAAAGAAATGAAAGACATTGAACATTTTATGGAACGCGAACAAGAAGTAATAAGAAATCTTATCAATAAAAGTTTGGTACGTCGCATAGAACGTGACGATAAAACACTGGTGGTTGCTAATGGATCTACAAAAACTATCTAAAAAATTAAAAAAGTTCATAGACAAGCAGGCTGAAACCATGAGTCTACCTATTCAGCATGGCAACAGTCTACGTATTAAAAACTTTGTGGTAAGAGAAAACAGCATGGGTTTTTTGCTGTATGATATTAAAAATCATAGACAGGTGGCTACAACATTCACAAAGACAGCGGCATTGGCTATGGCAAAGCAAATGGCCCAAAACAACCAATCTGTGCTTAAAATGATTAGAACCACTGATGATGAAATACACAACAAATACAACGAATGTGTGTTTTACAAGCACACAATAGCCAGAACCGATGAGGATATCAAGCGAGAGACGGCTAAAATACGATACGACATTGTTTGGGAGGATTTGCTCAAGTTGAGAGATACCCTAGACGACTACATATTTGATAAATAAATTAGTAAAGGAACAAAACAATGAAGATAGATCAATTTAGATACCAAGCAACAACAGAACAGTTGAATGATAGACTGGCAAAAGTGTTTGGCTCTTCAATCAAACTAGACCAATTCACAGATGAGCAGTTAGAAAGTGCTCAATCAAGCATTATCAACAAGATAAGCGACATTGAACAAACTGAATCATTTGATGGTTTAAGCCACAATGAAGACTATCACAAGCAAAAAATGTTCCTAGATGTAATTACATCAGCAATGCAAGATAGACAAGTAGCAAAAGAAGGTTATTTCAAAAAAGTAGACCAAGCGGCAGAAGAAATGATAGGTGATTATTTTGATGCTGAAAAAGAATCATTAAAAATGAACAAAGAAGCCGTTGCCGCTGATATCAAATCAAGAGCAGGCAAAGAAGATTCAGAAGTAATCAAAAGAGCACTTGAAAGACTTGAAAAAGAATTTGAAGATGATGGTTCAATGAAAGAACCTGAATACGAACCAGAAGCAATGGAAGGCAATGCATTTGCTCAAGCAGTACAAAAAGCCAAAGCGGCAGGCATGAAAAAAGGAGATAAGTTTAAAGTAGGCGATAAAGAATTTACACTTCAAGACGCAGAAGACTTATTACAAAAATCAATGACAGAAAAAGCAAAACCAGATTTCTTAGACATGGACAAAGATGGTGACAAAAAGGAACCAATGAAGAAAGCAATCAAAGACAAAAAGAAAGACGTTAAAGAAGGCGCAGAAGAATCTGCTCAATTAGTAATGGCATCCAAAGACATGGTTGATAAAATCACAGGTTGGATGGAAGACACAGCATCTATGCAGAGTGAATCAATGTTAGAATTAGCAGATGCTATCAGAGACGAAATGGGAGTTGAGCAATCAGAACAATTCACAAACGCAGTGAAGCCTAGTTTAGAATCTTTATACACTTCACTAGAAGCAACAAGAGAAGCACTAACAGGCGGCGTAGCCGTACTGACAGGCGAACAAGCACCAGATACAATTGGTGCGGATAGCGATGCTGAAGAGCCAGCAATGGAACCAACAACAGACGATGACGCAGATAGCGATATGCCAGATCAGGCAGACGACTTCTCAGCAAGTGAACCAGCAACAGGCGGTGAAGAACCAGCAGACAGAAGCAAACGAGAAGCATTCATACATTTGTCTAGACGACTAGCAGAAACACTTTCAAAAAAAAAGGCTTAATTTCTGAAGCCTCTGACACGGACTTGATTCGTGTATTGAGAAATCTAATCAGCAGTGCTGATTCTCAAAATCAAAAAGCATTTTTAAGTTTTGATGCGTTGAACAAAATTTTGTCCAACGTCGGAGGCTTCGCAGTAACTCCAGACAGTTTCAAAAGTGTGTATGATAGAAATTCAGCAATCAAAAAAATGATTAAGTCATTTGATCAATCAGGTATTACACTAGACACAGATGCTGAATCTCCAGATATTCCTACAAAAAAAGGCGACCGCTCTGCCAGTCTAAAAACAATGGCAAAGAGAGCAACCAAAAAACGCACTTAATACTTGACTTTTTACCATTAGTACTGTAATATTAAGACATGGATAGAACCAAAGAACAAATACTTCATGACATTGAATCCGTGATTGAAAAATATATCAAGGCTCAAGTTGAATCTCACGGAGGTCAAGTTGAAGCAAAAGAGTTTGATGTTGATACAGGAAAATTAACCATGTTGATGAAAGGTGCCTGTTCAGGTTGTGCAGGTAGCACTGCCACTCTGCAGAAAGGTATAGAGTCAACAATGAAACATTATGTGCCTGAAGTA